TTTAAATATCAGAATTGACACTTTAAAGCCTTTATCGGCTTTAAGTAATCAGTTGTGATGCTTATACCCGATAAGGTATGAAATAGCTCTTTTAAAGATTAAATGGGCGGAAAACAAGCAGTTTATACCTCATAGGGTATAGTTAGTTCTATTATGGAACATAGTTTACAATTGACAACCAAAGGTGGTAAGTTAACAACCATAACTATGGTAGATATTAACCGTAGCTTAATGATAGTATATTATAAGAAATGCAAGATGCGGAAGATGGTGAAGTGATGTATAGATACATACAACCAGTTGTATATATTAATACAAACTTGTCACAAAAAGTATATAGTATTTGTGACAACCTAAACGACAATCTAAATGACAACCATTTCAGTTAATAATCATATTTGATAACTTATGGAAATAACAAAAGACCAATACAGGGAATTACATAAGATGTGGTCTAATGACCTCTTAATATGGGTTCAGGACTTCCTGAGACATTATCTAACAAGTGCAATACCTGATTTCCATAAGGATATATATAGGTTAGTTCAAGATAAACAGCGATTAGCTCTGGCAGCTCCGAGGGGATTTGCTAAGAGTATGATTTGTAGTGTATTTTATCCTATATGGTGTGCTTTATACCAGAAAAAGAAGGATATTCTGATTATCTCTGCTTCTGAGAGCCTTTCTATTGAATGGTTAAGGAAGATGAGGACAGAGATGGAGACAAACTCGCTCTTAATTAAGCATTTTGGTGATTTAAGGAGCAATAAATGGACGGAGACCCACCTGATATTGAATAACGGTCAAAAAACGAACATTCGTGCTCGTGGTGCTGGAGGTCAGATACGCGGTTTCCGCCCTGACTTAATAATATTAGATGATATAGAAACAGATGAGTCAGTAGCAAGTAGTGAGCAGAGGACAAAACTAAGAGAATGGGTATTTAAAGCCTGTCTTAATACTCTCTTACCTCACGGGCAGTTTATCTGGATAGGGACTATAATTAGTCCTTTAGCACTCTTACAAGAGATGTTAGACTCTGATAATGACTGGGAGAAGAGGAAATACAGAGCATATAAGGACGCTAGACAGGAGGTTGGGTATGAATTATGGAAATCATTGTGGTCGCACAAAAAGCTCCAAGCTAGGAAAAAGGAGATTGGGAGCACCGCTTTTGCCTCGGAGTACCTCAATGACCCTATTCTTAATGAAGCTTCGCCTATTAAACCCCATCAACTTAGATATTGGAAAGAGCTCCCTGATAATCTATCTAGTGTTATTACCGTTGACCCTGCTTACTCTGATGACGAGAGGGCGGATTTTAAGGTTGCCACCCATGTTGGCATTAACCATATGCACAATCGCTACCTTATATCTTATATACGGACTCATCGTCCTAGTGGCGAGTTTATTGATTCCATACTAAATATGTATCTTCAGAACAAAGATACTATAACAGCAATAGGTGTCCCTAATTCAGGAACAGAGAAAGAGTTTTTTAATTCATTTGCAAGGAAAGCACAGGAAAGACACCTATACCCTCCGATAGTAGAGCTAAAGAACGCATTTAAGAGGGGAACAGATAAGGTTATAAGAAGAAAGAAAGATAGAATAGTAGCAGCTCTACAACCATTATTTGAGTCAGGAAAGTATTATATACACCCTAACCACGAGGAGGCGAAAGATGAGCTTCTTACACTGGGTGCTTCTCGTTGGGATGATATTGTTGATTGTCTCACTTACGCAGAAACTATAATAACACCCAATTACATAGAACCAGAAATTAACAAAAGAGGAAGATACGGAGAATTATTATCAGATGAACAAGAACCAAAGATTTTTGATTATGGATATTAAAGGAGATATGAATGGTTAAGTACCAAAAAGAAGAAGTCCAGCCAGCAGCAGGTATGTCAGAAGGTGGCGTAAATAAGCTGGTGGTTAAGATAAAGAATTGGCAACAAGATTCTGAAAACTGGACTGGAACTTGGAGAAGTTCTCAAGATAAATGGCATAGAATGAGGATGAGGATAAAGAAGAAAAAAACCTTCCCATTTATGGGATGTTCTAATATCCGTATGCCTACCATTGAAATTAAGATGAGAAAGCTCAAGGCTGCTCTTGCTAATGTTATATTTGGTATTAGACCAATAGTCCAAGCAGTACCCTCTCCGTCAGGTAGTTGGGAAACAGCAAGAAAGATAGAGAAATTCTTAGACCATCTGATTATGGAGAAGATAGATATTAAATCTAAATCTTTGATTGCTATAGACCAGACACTTGAGAAGGGATTTTATTTACTTAAACCATATTGGAGAATAGAGATAACTAATAGAGTTGAAGAACTGTCTTTAGATGATATTTCTATACAAGAGGCTCTATGGATATTTGATGCCGAAAGACAACCTGAAGAAGTAGAACAAGCTATCGTTAAAAGATTAGATGTTGATATGAATGATTTGGTTAAAGAATATAACCAAAAAGAAGTAACAAGAATAGTGGATGAATTATTATCGGGCAAAGAGAATGTAAAGTTTGAAATACAAGATGTTCTTCATAATAACCCTGATGTTGCTTTGTGTGAACCAGAGAGAGTATATGTTCCACCTACTACTGGATTTGACCCTCAGTCAGCACAATATATAATTCATGAATTTTATTTACCATTTCATCAATTAAAAAGTAATGGCGAACATAAAAAGTGGGATATTGAAGGAATAGATAATATCGGTGTTAAACAAGATGTTGATTTATCAAGTAAGATAATAGATATAACTAGAGATGAAAGAGAGGGAATACAGAGATTACAGTCAACTAATAACCTTGTAAAGATATGGGAGTGTTATTGTTGGTATGATATTAATAATGATGGGACAGAAGAGAAATGTGTAGTTACTGTAGCACCTGACTTTAATCAGGAACTAAGAAAAATTACCCTACCTTTCTACTCTGGTAATTTCCCCTTCGTAAAGCTATTTTACGAGTTAACCTCTGATAGGTGGTTCTCACACAGGGGAATACCAGAGTTGATTGAAGATATAGTTAAAGAGATAGATATACAACATATGCAGAAAATTGATAGGCAAACGCTTACCAACTCTCCTATGTATATATATCGTGCAGGTATGGTTAATCCCAAGACTGTTCAGTTTGTATTTGGACAAGGTATTCCGGCACAAGGTATGCAACCATTAAATGACTTAATAGCTCCGTTAAATGCTCATAATCCTAATGTAGAGTTCTCCTATGAGAAAGAACAGATGATACTTGAAACTAAGATTGAAGAACTTATAGGACAAGTTGACTTCTCTCTACAGTCTATGATTAATAAAAGACAGCCGAGGACATTAGGTGAAGTAGACCACCAAGTTCAAAGTGCAAGTAATGTATTCTCCTTAGACGCTGATATGTTCAGAGGTTGTTTTGCAAACCTATTTAACTGGATATGGGATTTATGGTCTCAGTATGGAGATGATAGTTATGAGTTTATGTATTTTGGACAAGACTCACAGAAAGATGGAGAGAAGATTAAACTCACCCGCGAAGAAGCACAGGGCAAGTATACTATCACTGTAAGAGGAAATGACCAGAATACTAATCCACAAGTTAAGATGCAGAAAGCCCAACAGATTATGATGGGGACACAAAATCAATTAGCTATTCAAATGGGAGTTATATCTCCTATACACATAGCTAATTCTTATAAGAGATTTTATCAGATGTTAGATGTTCCTAACTGGGAAGAATTAGTGGCTACACCTGAACAGATGCAGAAAACCATGCAAGCACAACAGAAAGCAACTGAGGAACAAAAGATGAGAGATGAGTCAGATTTTATTAGACTAAAGGGTGATGACTTAACTGATGCTGAAAAGATGCAATTATTACAGAAACGAGGTATTCAACCTGATGTTCAAGGTAGAATGATGAACGAGCAGAATAGACGACAAGACAAGGACGTTGAACAAGAAGCCAAGGGATATGAAATGTTGGCACGGATTACTGATGCTATTACTAAACAGAAAGTAGCGGATAAACCAAAGGAGAAGCCTAATGCAGGAAGAAAATGAGTTAGTTGAACGTATTGGTGAATGTAACACAGTTATTAGAGACATTGATAATTCTCCCGCTTGGAAAGTAATTGTCAAGGATATGGGAATACAAAAGACATTCCTTGATGATAATTG